AACTTTGAGTATCTTGAAACCGCTACCATCCTAGATCTAATTGCCTACACTCCAACTCTATTTCCCTTTATTTTTGGGGATGTAGATCCAATACTCTTCGTCACTGGCGGTAACTTTTCGCCCTACCCTGGTCACTATAACCTTCCTAACTTCGAAGGCTTCTATGATATTAGATTTAGTGGAAGCACCTTAGAAGTTCTTATGAATACTAGAGGTTCGGGTTAGATGTACCGACATTCTCTCAGCACTTGGGTAAATCCCATCGACGAAGTGAATTCAGGCTGGTATACTTGGTTCCGAGACGCTATTCCTTTGGAGCACATCAAGAAGAAATTACTTTTTCATAAACTGACTTAAGCTTTCTAGATGTCTCCTACGATGCCAGTTATCGGGAAATTAGTTCGATCGGTCACCGAAACCATTGCAGAGAAGTCTCCTGACTTTATGCCTAACAGTTGGCATTCATATTTTGACCGTGTCAATGGTTTCTGTCAAATCAATGACTCATGCCAATTCAGTGTGCAAGGTCATTGGCTTCGATCTTACTTTAAATCGCTCGAACCTTCACAAGTTAAATCATGCAGGACTTTGGTATAGACTTAATTTTTCTTACCTAAACATGACGATGTTGAATTTGGCAAGTTCATAACTTTTATAGTTAATCTTATATAAGAATATGCCAAAGTTCAACGAACTCCTACACCCGTATTACCTTTTGCATTGTAAGCATTCTTGAATCATTCTTCTGTTAGCACTTAAGTCACCTATTTCAAGAAAAGCGATACAAGATGTCGAAAGATGCTTACTGTAACCACTCAAGATTTGCTTGCTTCTCAACCTAATTATGAACACAATCTTCTGCATGGTAAGCATAAGTACGTCTACCAGGAAGAGGTCATACAAAAGACCATCCCAAAATCCATCAAGATGGTGTCAAAGAACATCATCAAATCCATTCAATAACCTGACTACTATGTAGTCAAGCCACTTGAACCTCCTCATGTTGTGAATGGGTTAATCGACGAAGATCAATCTGCCTTTTATGCACTTTTTGATATGTATTAAGAAATGATCTAATCGCCATTGATGGAGACTCACAGAGTCAAGAAGGGTTACGTTTTACGTGAGTTTCTTTAATAGGCTCCTACCACCGTCATGACTGGTCACCACATCATTGGTGCTTCAGCC